CTAGGAGGTAAAACTATACTTTGTGATTTAAAAGATTTCAATGTATCAAACGAAAGCTCAGCTAAAGCTCTTTGAGCATGAAACGCAACCTCTGTTCTACCAACTTTGTTTATTATTTTTTCTTCACCAACATATATAGCCATAAACTGAGCTATAACGTCTTGTAAAGAAACAAACTGATAACCACCTAAATTGTTACCTTCGTAATACTCTTTGTGTGTCTGTCCGTCTAGTAATGCCATTTACTTATGCTTTTTCTTGTCTTACGTTTTTAATTTCTTCTTGAGTAGCCACTTGAACTAGCCCAGCGTCTTCAATAGATATACCAGCTAATTTTAATATTCTATTAACTAAGTTTTTTTGTTCTGACGGATGTAATTCAAAATCTACAGCATTTCCACTTGGGTTGTATAAAGCTTTATCGTTGAGAACAACATAAGTCCACTCAGGCTTGCTAGGCTTTCTTATATAGCTAAATGTAGCTTTTTTACTTGCAGGCATGAAGTAAATTGAGTTATTATCAAAATAATATACAGGCCTAGATTTAGTAGGAGATGTTAAAGGCGAAACATAAGCTGTAGCTTCGTCTTTAGTAATTTTTTCTGCTCTTGCATTATCAAGAATTACAGAGCCTTGAGATCTATAATAATTTTCAGGCAATACACCTACTTCAGCAGGCTCATAATCTACACTTGCAGAGAACATAGATATTTTGTCTTCTAGTATCGATACCATATCAGCATAATCTGATTGATTACCTGGTACTCTTTTAAATTGATTTAAGTCGTAGAAGTATTGCTCGAATATTGACATTTGAGCATGGTCAGCAAACAAGTTAAATTCTTGTGGAGTTATATAACCTCTTTGCTCTTTGTTAGCTAGCGCTAATACTGTTTGATATACTGTATCTATTTTTACCACGTTATCATTATTTATAGTTAAGCAACCACCCCGTAGAGTGGCTGCTCTACTATATAGTGATTACGCGTTTAATCGCTTTTCTATGTTTGCATAAATCTCCATACCTTCATCAGTTTTGAACCAATGCGCTAACGCTGTGTATGGATGCTCATCAAACGGTACAGTCATTATTTTTCTATCAGTTGATCCCCATAAAAAATTACGTTGATCACTAGATAATTTAATAATACCTTCTTCTACAGCTTTAATACCAAAGTTTCTAAGCTGAACATTATCATCAGCCGCTAACTCTAAGAATAAAGCAGGATTGTTTCGAGCAAATAGTAGTAAATCTCTTTTAAGCTCTTTAGAGCTCATCTTAGACACTCCAGATCCTTTCTCTACTCGCATTATAGCTTCAGCCATGTCAATGTCTATTTGTCTAGCCATTAATATTGCATCAGCTTCCATCTCTAGCACTTCTATTTCATCTGCAGCAACAGTTTCAGGTTTATGCTCGTAGAAAATACTACCATTGTGAGGATGATGTAAAGTTAAAAGTTTTTGTAAAACTGTTTTCTGTCTCTCTACAAACAAGGCACCGTTTCTAAAAATTACATGCGATAGTCTTTGATCACCTGTCATTTCATCGACGAATGGTGTTCTTTGATTTTCACAATATTTTAATTCTCTTTCGTAACCTTTTTCTTCGTCAAAATAATAAATCCCATTTGTCTTCAACATATAAGAAAGTGGTTTTTTATTTCCTTTTAAATAATAAACTCTATCTTTTATCTCCCAACTTGGTTTTTTAGGTTCAGGATTAATTTTAACCTCAACCATTTCGTTTGCAGCTTTTACTTCAGGTGCTGCATCAACCTTCTTTGTTTGTTTTTTTGCCATGATATAATATAATAAAAATTAAAAAAAAAGATCGAGGACCGAAGCCCTCGACCTTAATAATATGCTTACTTCATTAACATGAAGTTGTTAGCACCTTGTGTAATTAAACATCTCTCAGTTAAGAAGTGTAGTTGCATTGCATCTAAAGCAGATGTAGCAGCTCCTACAGATCCTGTAACCCAAGACTTCATTCTACGATCATCAGTTTGTGAAGCTCTGTAACGTACGTGTAAGAACGGACGCTTAATAGAAGCTCCAACAGTTTGATCATAAACAGATGAAGAACCAGCAGGAATTACAACCCCTCTGATTGCGTTAGCACCAGCAGCATCGTTGATACCACCACGAGTAGCTTTGTCGTTTAAGTAACGGAAGTCAGACTTGTAAAAGTCGTAAGATCCTCTACGGAAACCAGAAAAGCCTAAGTTTAATGCCATATCTTCAGAGTTGTTGAATACACCGTAAGATGTACCACCAGCACCGTAAGAGTTCATAGAAGCTAACATATCATCCATAGCTAGAGACGTAGCTCTATTTACAAACATCATATTTTCTTCAATAGCACCTTGCTTGTCAAATTCAGCTAAGATAGCATCGAATTCAGCTAAGTCAGTTGCAGCGTTAACACCAGTAACACCAGTAGTAACATTACCTCTTGATTCAATAGCAGCGAATAAACCTTGAGTACCAACTGAATCACCAGCTGTTCCTAAGAAGTTTTCTACAGCATCAGTACCGTGAACACCAAGCTCGCCTTCTAACATTGCCATTTCAATGTAATCAGTAAATCTTGCTCTTGTGTCAGATTCAGCTTTTAAATACCATAAGTAACCACCTTGTCCAGCTTCAGTAGAAACCTCTACCCAACCAATACGAGATGCATCTGATCCAGATACTTCGTAGTAATCTTTCATGATAATTGGCTTGTTGCTAAAAGACTTGAAAGAAGGCTCGTTAGCTCCTCTTGTGTCAGCTGCAACTGCAAGTGGAGAAAGGTATTTTTTACCTTTAGCGTACTCAGAACCGTAAACTAATACTACTAAGTCTTCTTTTGCGTCAGTAATTGCAGCACACGTCGCTACACCATAAGGTACAACGTCTACAACGTCAGCAGCAACTTTAACAACTAAAGCTTTAATAACTGCTTCTGGGTTAGAAATAATAACAGTGTCATTAACTCTAATACCATGACTCTCTGCAGTGTAAGTTGCACCAGTATCAATGTGATCAGTAATAGTAATCTGACCAGCTGTAGATGTACCACCATTGTTGTTAGTCATCGTAGCTGTGTAAGATAAATGCAAGCGACCTTGCTCAGACCAAACAACTTGATCAGCTGTCATTGCCTCTTCAGCACCTACTTGTGAAAGAAAACCTGAAATGGTACGAGGACCAAATACTTCAGCTTCTTTCTCCATTAGGTCTGGTAAATATTGTTGCGCCCAACCTTCATTCGCGGTTGCCGCAAGATCTAGATAGTTTGTTGCTAACGTCTGCTGTATTACAGAAGGCGTGCTGTTCAACAAACCACCGGGATTTGAAATTGCCATAATTTAAAATTTTAAGCGTTAAATAATTTATTTTCTATTTTTAATTTTAAACTTAAAATCAGAAGAGTTGTTGCCTAATACTTTAACTTTCACTCCACCAGTGTTAATTGGTCCTGTAAACTGTTGTCTTGGGTCCATGTTAACATTTTTAGATTTAGCAACGCTCTCCTTGAGTGCGTCAGCTTTACCTTGCTCGTAGAAATGTTGCGCTATAGCGTCAGCATTCATAGCTGTATATAAACTTTTATGATAACCTTTAGCGTCTGACATTGTATTATCTTCGTTCAAAAACTTTTTGACAAAGTTGTTAATGTCGCTTTGGGTATCTTTAACAGACTGAGAGTTCTTAACATTGTATCTAAACTTTTTGTCTCCAACATTAAATTCAAAACCTTTGAAGTCTTTGTTGAATAATTGGTTAGTTTTGTTTAAAAACGTTCTGTGCTGTTTTTCAGCTACTTGTTTGTTGTCTTCCGACTCTTTGTTATACCTATTAAAAAAGTCTACAGCTTTTTGTTGCTCAGTTGTGAGCTTACTTCCAGCCTTGATTTCTTCATAGTATTTGGATTTTACACTTTCCAAGTGGTTCTTTGCTTGAGCAACTTGCTCCTTCAAAGCTAATTTTTTTCTTCTTATATCTCTTTCTTCATCTTCTTCTTCGTCATAAGAAAATTGATCTTCCATCATAAAGTCTATTTCTTCTGCGTCAAGATGAGGTTTAGTTTGTTTATAGTATTCTCTTAGCAAAGACAAGTTGTCAAACTTAGAATAATCTTGATTTAACCTGACATAGTCTTCTATATCTCCTCCAGTTTCATCTATAAAGTCAACTAACTTTTGAATGTTTTCTGGTAATGGTTTTCCAGTAGCTTTAGCTTCTGCTATTGCTTCTTCAATTTCCTCAGCAACTGCTCAACTTCTTCTTGAACTTCTTCGTCAGTTATCTCTTCAACTACAAGCTCTTCTTGTGCTTCGACTTCCGGCTGTACTTCTTCTTGTTCTTGTACGGGCTCGGCGTTTTCATCGCTTCCAACCACTCCTGTGTCGTCAGCTGTGTCATCTGCAGCTTCTGTTGTTTCTTCCTGGTTTTCATTTTCAACTGGTTTACTTAAATCTACTTTGATAACACTGTCATCGCCAGCACTTTCAAATTTACTTTCATCAACTGCTTCAACAGTTTGTTCTTGTGTAGTTTCATCAACTACGTTTTCATTTTCTTCCATGATAAAATATTATATAATTAATTATTTAGGTTCAAAAGCACCTAAATCAAATCCACCTCCAAGTATATCATTACCTGAAGATTCAAAGTTTTTAGGTGGTTTGCCTGTTTGACGTTGATCTATAAGCTCGCTTTGTTGTGAAGCTTGTATTTTAGTTCTTTCGTCTTTTCTATTTTCTTTAGCATCTTCTCTAGCTTTTAAATTAGAAGAGTCCATAGCTCTTAGCTGCATGTTGTACTGGAACTCTTGCTCCATTAGCTGAGCTTTTAATGCTGCGTCGGCTTGCATTTTCTGAGCATCAAGCTGCGCTTGCATTTGAGCTAACTGAGCTTCTGCCTGTTTTAACGCCTGCTGCTTTTGTATTTCAAGTTGTGCTTGCGCTTGTTGAGCCTGCGTATTAGCTTGAGCTTGAGCTTGAATATTTTGCTGTTGCATTGCTTGATCTCGCTTCAGCTTTTTACCTCTACGTATTTTAAGTAGCTGATTAGCTAGCTTAATATTTTTAATATCTCTAAGATCTATAGCGTCTTCAAGATCTATTATTTTCTGTGCTAATGCTTGCTGTATGTTGTTTTCAAGTATAGCTTTTTGTTCGTCATCTGGCGCTAATTCTAAGAATATGCCAAAGTCATACAAGTGTAGCTCTGACATTTCTTGTAGCGTAGCAACGTTGTGCACGCCTATACTCTGTATAAACGCTTCTTTTGTAGGTGAATACTCTATAATGTCAGATATTCTAAGAGATAAGCACTCGCATATTTCTGCTGTCAAGAATAATCCTGAGTTCAATATATGTCTTGTAGCAGTATTACTATTAGCTGCAGCTAGTTTTTGCACGCCAACCAAAGCTCTTTCATCAGGCATGCTGCCATCACGAGCTTCGTTAAGTCCAGTTACGTCACGTATCATTTGCAAATAGTAGTTATAATTGCCTATTAATGCCTGTATTTTATTGCCGCCAGATCCAGATGTTATTTCTTGGATAGGTACTTTACCTGGGTTCATGTCACCTTCCG